GGTGGGGTAGGTGCTTTTATGATGTTAGCCCGTAAGTGGGATAGGATAGAAAACCAAGTTAGTTCAGATAACTATGACATATTTAAAACTATATCTAATGACCCAAGTAAAGACGGCATACTAGATGACATACGTGATTTACGTAGATACTTACTATTAGTAGAATCACATTGTAGTAAAAAAGTATTGTGACTAGAGGTATAACATTCGGGGCTTTTGATTTATTTCATGCGGGACATATATTGATGTTAGCTGAGGCTAAAACCGTGTGTGAGCATTTAACAGTATGTATACAAAAAGACCCTAGTATAGATAGACCTACTAAAAACACACCTATACAAAACATAGTCGAAAGACAAATACAAGTTAAAGCATGTAGATATGTCGATGACATATTGGTATATGAAAGGGAAGAAGACTTACGTAACATACTACGGGGCGTACAATGGGATATAAGAATTATAGGTGAAGAATACTATAAAAAACCATTCACTGGTCGTAATGAGTTTGGAGTTAAAAACATACATTGGAATAAAAGGGCACATCAATTTTCATCAAGTGAGTTAAGGAATAGAGTATGTCAAGACAAATAAGTTTATTTACGCCTGAGGTGGATTGGTCACCTCCTAACAGTTTACCAGATTTGAGTAAGTACAAAGAAGTTGCTGTTGACCTTGAGACATACGATCCCTTATTGATGTCTCATGGTCCATCTTGGGCTTTTGCTGACGTAGGTTACATAACTGGTATAGCTGTAGCTACTGAAGACTTTAGTATGTATTTTCCTATTCAGCATGAGGGTGGCGGTAACCTAGATAAAGATTTAGTTATTAAATGGATGACTAAGCAAATGAGTTACGAAAATGATAAAATATTTCATAACTCTTTATATGACGTAGGTTGGCTTAAACGCTATGGTATAAAAGTACATGGTAAAATACAAGACACAATGTTCGCAGCACCCCTTATAGATGAGAATCAATACAGCTACTCGCTAAATAATCTAGGTGAAAAATATTGCGAAGAAACTAAAGATGAAACTTTACTTCTTCAAGCAGCAGAAGCATACGGGTTAAACCCAAAAAGTGAGATGTATAAACTACCCGCTAGGTACGTTGGTCCTTACGGTGAGCAAGACGCAGCACTAACCCTAAAACTATGGCAGGTATTTAAAGAACTTATTAAGTTAGAAAACGTAGGTAAGATATATGAACTTGAAACTTCTTTAATTCCTATATTACTAGACATGAGATATAAAGGCGTACCTGTTGACCTTGACGTAGCTGAAAAAGTAAGTAAGAAACTAAAGAAAGAGGAAGACACTATCTTAACTTCTATCCATAAGGAGTTTGGTATGAAACCAGACCTATGGGCAGCACAATCTATAGCTACTGTTTTTGATAGGGCTGGGTTGAGTTATCCGCGTACCCCTAAAACTAATGCCCCTTCTTTTGCTGGTGATTGGCTAGAAGCACATGACCATAAGTTAGCTAATAATATAGTAAGAGCACGTAAGTTAAACAAAGCTAGAACCACATTTATAGATAAAATGATACTAGAACATAATGTCAAAGGTAGAATACATGGGGAACTTCATCCTTTACGTAGCGACCGTGGCGGTACGGTAACAGGTAGGTTTAGTAGTAGTAACCCAAACCTACAACAAGTACCAGCCCGTAACGAAGACATTGGTCCATTAATACGTAGTATCTTTATACCAGAAAAAGACCACTACTGGGGTTGTTTCGATTACTCTCAACAAGAACCTAGACTAACCGTACACTATGCTTCAGCTACTGAGCAAGAAGGTGCAGAAGAAGCAGTAGATGCGTACCGTAATAAAGACGCAGATTTCCATCAGGTTGTAGCTGACATGGCTAATATAAGCCGTAAAGAAGCTAAGATTATTAACTTGGGTTTAAGTTACGGTATGGGTAAAGATAAGTTAGTTAAACAATTAGATTTATCAATGCAGGAAGCAGAAATATTATTTAATACGTATCATAAAAGAGTACCTTTTATTAAAGGTCTACGTGACCAGTGTGCAAGGCTAGGGGCTAACCGTGGATACATAACCACTATAGCTGGGCGTAAGTGTAGGTTTAATTTATATGAGCCTATGAACGATAGACAACCAGCTTACCCATACGAAAAAGCCGTAACTGAATATGGTAATCAAGTTAAAAGAGCGTTTACCTATAAAGCTATGAATAGACTTATACAAGGCTCAGCAGCAGATATGACTAAACAAGCTATGATTGAACTATATAAAGAAGGCATATTACCACACACTCAAGTACACGATGAGTTAGATATTTCAGTTACAGACCCTGACCAGTGTGAATTAATTATGCAGGTTATGTCTGATTGCACACCTTTATGTGTTCCCAATAAAGTTGATGCTGAGATAGGTAACAGTTGGGGAGAAGCAACAATTCATTACAAGGAGTTTTTTAATGAGTAAACGTATGGAAAAAGAAAAGATGTATTCAGAAATAGTTTTATATTCAAAGCAAGGTAGAACTCTTGAAGAGTTAGGTATTGAGTATGGTATCACTAAAGCACGTGCTTGGCAGATAGTCAGGTTTAGTGAAATAGGTGACGGTGACTACTACACAGGATATAAAATGTTTATGGACAAAAAGTCAGAAATAAATAGTAAGAAGGATAGTAGTACTAAACAAAGAAGCCAAGAGTTAAGGGGTTGGTTAAACTCTATAAACGTCAGGCTTATAAAAAGTAAATATGACGACCAACCTAGTCAGTAGGTTTATTTTGACTATGCTAGTAAAGAATTACGACCTATAGTTTAATAAAGGTACTTAAATTATTAGGAGATAATATGTTAGAATTAAACGGTGACGTATGGAAAGCTGCAGACGAGGGCGGTTATTATTTAGAAGATATGCACAATATGCGTATGGCTACAGCCCTTATAGGTTTAAAACTAGAAGCTAAAGCTAGTGGTCTTAAGTTTACTAGAATTTCTAGTTTTAAAGTATTAAAAGAATACTTTCACGGACTAAAGAAAAGTAAAAAAGATGCGTACGACCAGCTAGTAGAAGCAGGTATATACGAACACTATACTGTAAATACTAAGGAAGATGCACCCAGCGTATAACACATACTTTGTATACTTTTTCCCTGACTTACCCAGTAGGGTAATAAAGTTCAATATGACTGAGATGCATAAAGTTAAAGGTGGTGGTGTTTATATAGGTGACCCTACAAAAATGGCTCCTTCTCTAGCTGTGCATCAAGCTGAACGTTGGTACAAAGAACATACAGGTAAAACTAAGAAATTTAAAACTGCTAAATGTGGGCAGATAGCTTTATACAAAGTACTAAATAAAAAAGCTAAAACATTAACCGAGGAAGATATGAAAAACTTATATAAAAACCACAAGGTAGATATACCTAAACCCAATAATTATTGTAAAACTGTGCGTGGTCGTGACCCTTATGATACTACCCAAATACTTAAACGTACTGATAAAGTACCTATGAGCCAAAACAATAAAAATAGATTATTGAGCTACAAAGGTAATCCTAGTATACAAAAAGTTTTAGATAAAGGCATACTTACCCTTAACGATATTAAGTATGATATTAAGCTAGGGTATATAACTAAGAACCCTAGTTAAGGCTTTATATAAGCCGTTTTAAGCCCTTGACTTTACTAAAAGGTAGGTAGGCTTTATTACTTAAATCAAACCTTAAAAAGCCCTTCTTATTTATTGATTATCGTTTACTTATTAACCCTTCGTATATATTATATTAAGTATATATTTATATTAAGGAGTAATATATGAGTAACGATATAAAAATGATTTTTTCACCTAACCACGCTCTAGAATCCCACTGGGTTATAAGCTACGGCAGTTCATCTTTAGATGACCGTGAAGAAATTATATGTTACCATCAAAGTGAAGTTGAGGCGGGTTGTAATTTAGTTGACCAAAGATATAATCCTAAAACTATATACGTTTTTAAACGCCCTGACGACACTGACCAAGATGCATATTTCTGGAAAGGCGGTGCGTTATCGGTTAATGGTAAATAGTATGGAAATAACTTCAGATATACCTTTACCTAGTAAAGAATCTAGGTTTAAACAAAAGTATTATTTTTACAAGTTAGATGTAGGTGATAGCTTTGCTATACCTTATAAAAGTGAAACTGATATAGCTCGTTTTAGAGCTGCAGTAAGTGCTTATACAACCCGTAATAAAAGAGTTTTAACAACCCGCACTACTACCGAAGACGGTGAAAAAATGTGCAGAGTATGGAGAGTCGAATGATGAGTGTACCACACCCTAATGAACCTATGACTAAACAACCTAAGGTTATGACATATAATCTATTGTTATACGCTAATGAACGTTCTATAGAACTAGGATATAACCGTAACATAGAAATAGATAACTTTATAGAAGCTGTAGGTCAGTATGGGGTAGAACCTGAAACAGCTTATTACCCTGTTAAAGCATTAATGTTGCATAAACACGCTGACGGTGAACCCACCGACCCACACATGAGGGTAATGGTTATTGGACCTGAAGGCGTTTCAGTTATATTAGATTGTCCTTTAGATATTTATGCTAAACTTCCTTATATTGATATGAATACAGGGGGACAAGTAAACATTAACTGATGAAAGAAAGAGTGTCATATTTACGTTGTACTTTGCCAGGGTGTGATAACCCCTTAGCAGGGCAAAGAACTAAGTATTGTAGCCAGAAGTGTCAAGAAAGAATGTCAAGTATTTTACGGTCAAAAGAATGTAAAGGTGTGTACGCTCCTATGGATTGGGCTGGTGGACCTAGAGGTATGATAAGTGAAAGCTCGGTTAAAAAAGATGAAAGTTTTGTAGGTAATAGTGACCGCTTTAGTATTGATGATTACGGTATTGACCCAGAAATATTTGCTATAGCTGAAGCTAACCATGAAAAATACATACGTGACAGAGGTGAGTATGAAGCTAGGGTAGTAATTGACGGTTTAACTATATTTCAAGAAGAATATAATAAACACCATGAAGTAAGCTATGCTGCAGAGAAAGCTAGAATCAATGCAGCTAATTTAACAGATGATGAAAGACAACTTAGAAACGATAAACAAAAAAGTATCAGTAGAGAGTATTACGCTAGAAATAGAGAATATTTATCTGAGCGTCAAAGAAAAAGATACGCAGAAAATGTAGAGAAATACAGAAGTTATAGCAGAGATTATTATGCCAAAAACAAAAACAAACCTAACACCTAAACAAGAAAAGTACGCCCAAAACGTAGCTAAAGGTATGAAGAAAAAAGACGCTGCCATACAGGCAGGCTACAGTGAGAAAAATGCTACTCGTGCGGGGTACGTTCTAGACTCAGAAGCTAACCCATTAGTAAAGCAAAGAATAAATGCACTACAAGAAAAAGCAGCAACTAAAGTTGTGTTAGACCTTAGTACTCACCTTACTGACCTTAAAGATATAAGAGAAGGGGCTATGCGTAATGGTGCTTGGTCTGCTGCGGTTACTGCGGAAGTGGCTAGGGGTAAAGCAGCAGGACTTTACGTAAACCGTAGTGAATTAACGGTTAACAGAGTTGACACTATGTCAAAAGAAGAAGTATTACAACGCATGCAACAATTATATGATGATACTGGCGGGATATTACCGACTTACAAAATAATAGAAGGTGAAACTAAAAGTGAGTAAGTATTTTAGTGACTTGTTAAATAAATTTTTAGAGTGGTCTTTTCAAAGAACAGCAGATAAAATATCTAGGAGAAATAAATGAGTAAATTAAGACTTTGGCTGATAAACAAAATTAACAAAATTACAAACCCTTACGCAGTACCATTGGTTTTAAAGAAAAACAAATGAGTAAGTGGCACGGTGGTAAAGGTAGTAGAAGACGACCTGAGAATCCAAGTAACTGGGATAAAAACTGGGAGCGTATATTCAATAAAGCTAAAGAAGATAAAGTACGGGAGATCAGTGACTTAGATAACGTGACCGAAGAAAAACCAGCTAAGAAAAAATGGTAGATGAAAAATTATATATCACTACCTGGAAAATAACTGATGAAGATGGTAATGAAAAAGTATTTCCTGGACCTATGTTATATGCCCATGACTTTGATGAAGCTAACCGAGAAGCAAAAATATTAAAAATAGAAATAGTGGGTGAGTTTGACTTAGACACTATGAAAAAAATACTACACTAAAGGAGTACTTAATGGATAGGTCAAAACCTTACAGAATTAAAAACACTATGTTAGCCATACAGTCAGACTGGATGATTAATAAAACTACTTTGGCTATGGTACAGGACGCCGAACCTGAACTTATAAAATTTCATGAAGGTGACGGTACTCAAGAATTAAAAATACCTTTACAAGAATATATAAAAGAAGAACTACCTGACGTTTACTCAGTGCCTTTGTTTACC